TTATTATATGCACAAGAATGATTGTCTGTGTAATCTGGCATTGTACCTTTGCTCATATCTAAAAATAATTTATCTTCAAGGTATTGACTTGTTTTTCCATAAGCGGCTAAAGCCATTAACTTACCTGCACCAGCGCCAGGGTCCCACTCATGTATTCTTGGCATACGAAAATTGTTTAATGATAGTCCAGACCACCAACTCGCAACATTTACAACTTGTCCATATTTCCATTTTATTATTTTATTTCCTTTTGCTGTTGCAATAGAAAAATTTTCTCCATTATCCCCACCACCGTCTTGTGTTAAGATTGTCGCAGAATCAAATGGTGATGTATAATATGATGATGCAACATGGGCTAGATGATGATTCATTGCAATTATAGGACAACCATCAAGTGGTACCCACTCTGCATTATCAACCCTAGCCTCTGCTATTCTAACTCCTGATGTATGTGGAACTGACCATGGTGGAGGTCTTCCATGACATAAACTATTAGTAAGAATTACATCAATGTCTTCTTCATTATCTATACCAGCTAGTTCTAAACTTTTCTCTAAGAACTTTTTATTAAAACCGTAGTCGTGTTTAACTCTACTGAATCTTTCAAGTTCCCAATTCAATAGTATTTCACCATCTTTCATAATGCATATACAAGCATTATGCCCATTGTATAATGATAGTGATATCATATTAATCTTTGCTCATACACTTTCTAAGTTTATCGGCAGCCTGTTGACGTTGGTCTGCTGTTTCATCAAATATAACTTTATCAAGATGATAAAGATTACCTCTTTCTTCAGTTCTATTTCTATTATATGTTGCGTCCATCTGTACTTTACCAGTAGAAAAATGTAGATGTTCAACTGCAACTTCTTGTATAAAATGACATCTATCAATTCTTTTAGCAATGTCATAAATCCAAGTGTCATTATATCCAAAATGAAATACGCCTGGTGTAAAATATCCTAACGTTTCATACCATTTTCGAGATACAATAGGAAATGCACAATGATTCTTTCCATTGATTAAATCTTCAAACCAACAACAGTAAATGTCATCATCATACTTCGCAATTTCTTTTTGTAACACAATGTCCCAATCATTTGTTCGGAACACTTGGTCGTCATTGCCCATTATTATTACATCTGCTGAATTTTTAATAGCTTTCTCTGCTAATACATTCCAAGACTTAGATACAGATTGTGCTTTATCATATACGTTATTTACACGATACAATTTTGATGAATGATGACCACCAACATATGATACTTCTTCATTCTTTTTATATTGAGATATTCGTGGGTCATCATCATCAATATAATTATACATATAGATTGTATTTTTATTCACTAGCTGTTTGTATAAAACTGAGTCTATCAATCTATCTAGTTTGCCTGGCCTTTGTCTAGTCGGTGTTAATATTGCTATATTCACTTACATTCTCCAATGTTCAGCAACCCACTTTCTGGGTTCATATGTTGTTCCCCATGGGTGTACTGTTTCTGTAATTGCTTGTTCTGGACTTGGTTCACCATGAAAACATATTATAGATGTTCCTTCNATTAATTCAGGATTATCATACAATTCATATTTGTATGAACGTAATCTGCCTGGATATTTCTCTTGTAATATATCTCTAACATCTTTTCTTATAAAATCATTTAACCACTCACCATCACCACGATAATGTTTTATTATTTCATCTTTATTTACTTCAAATGTATTCCATATTTGCTGTCCTAACTCAGAATCCCATGCTAGAACACCTGATTGCATTACGTCAATATATTGTCTTTTATCTTCATACTTATTGACGATACCTAGATTCTGAATNCCCATAAAAGGACCATCATATTCTAGTAACCAATCTATATTATCGCATATTGCAGTATCTAAGTCAAGCATAACTATTCTTTTATTGAGTTTATATGCATTATTAAACACAGCAATCTTATTCCACCAGCCAGGAAGTTTCTCATTAATAATTATTGTTTCGACATCTGGAATATCTCTGTCTGAGAAACATATAAATCTATGTTCTTTTGTGGTATGTCTTTTCACCATAGCTTGGAGTATCTGCACATACTTTGCAGAATATTTTCCACCCACACATACGCATACTATATCAATCATAAATTTTTATTCGTCAAAGTCTCCGAGTATCTTCTGCCCTCAACAATGTGAGTTGGCTTTCTCTGCCATTTAGCATTGATGTTATTGTTGTACCAATCTGGCGATTCAAGTACATTTTGTAAAAACTGTTGTTTAACTTCTTCATAATTGGTATCACCTCTAGTCGTGTGTAGAGAGAGAATATATCTTTTGAAATTGCTTTTACCATGTTTTTCAACATCTTCTAATAATGGGTCGCAAGTACCATAATATTCTTTCCAATTTCTTTCAGTTCTAACTCTATTTCTTTTGTTTTTCTTTTTTCTAATATTATAAAAATATTTTCTACCTATATATTTTTTGTCATTTAGTTGATTAACTATTAAATATACAAATCCTTGAAACTTTTCAATGTCTTCAGTCTCGAAAGGTTTATTATTAAAGTACCATGGATTTTCATACATTATAATCTCCAATCGTTAGGCAAATCTTCATAACCAGTTTCTTCTGTTGTAATATCATCTTCAGATATGTCATAATTGTCTTGTAACTCTGCCTCGCAATATGGACAATATTTTATCAGTTCTTCACTTTCTGATATAATTATCATATCAATTCCGCATTCCCAACAATTAAATTTTTTATGAATTCCGTCCGCAATTAAATCTGACATTTTATATATAACTCCTATACTATTTTGCCCACACTTCTTCCCAAGAACCGCTCAATGCACCCTTTGCATAGTCAGTAGAACGATTCTCAAAGAAATTAGTATGCACTGGTGCATTTATCATTTCTTCAACCCATAGTGCGGGATTTCTTTTTACTTTAAATATACCTTTCATTCCCAAAGCAATAAGTCTTCTGTCGGCAATGTATCTTATGTACTGTTTAACTTCATCAGCAGTTAAATTTTCCATAGGACCCATTTGAAATGCAAGGTCTATAAACTTATCTTCTAATTCAACCATCTTATCAGCAACAGAGTATATTTGTGATTTCATATCATCATTCCATAGTTCTCTGTTTTCTTCAATATATGTTCTAAATATTCTTGTTAAAGCCTCAACGTGCATAGTTTCGTCAATGATTGACCAAGTAATAATTTGTCCCATGCCTTTCATCTTACCATGTCTAGGGAAATTAAGTAACATAATGAATGATGAAAATAATTGAACACCTTCTGTAAAAGCTGTTACAGCGGCAATCTTAACTGGCAACTGTGCCCTACTTGCATCTAACTTTAAGAAGTAATCATGCTTTTTCTGCATAGCCTCATATTCATTAAACTCACTATATGTTGAATCAGGCATTCCTAAAGTTTCAATCAAATGTGAGTATGCGGCTATGTGTAATGCCTCTCTTGCGGCTATTCCCATAAGTAACATTCTAACTTCTGGACAAGGAAACTTAGGTAGATAGTTTTTAATATATCCACCAGCTACATCTATATCTCCCTGTGTAAAAAATCTTAATATTTGTGTAAGAAAATGTTTTTCTTCAACTGTTAATTTACTTTTCCAATCTTTGCAGTCTTCTAACATTGGAACTTCTGTATGTAACCAATGACTTTGTTCGTGCTTTAACCATAAATCATATGCCCATGGATATGTAAACGGTTTAAAATGTTCTCTGCTATCTGTTAGTTTTATTTGTTCTTTAGCCATTTAATCTCCCGCATCTCGCAATGCCCATTTTTGTAAGTCATTATATCCACCAATAAGTTCATCATTAATGAATATCTGTGGTACTGTCTTTAAATTATGTTCCGTCATAATTTTCATGCCCTCATCTTCATGGGCAGAAATTTCTTTATATTCTACACCTCTAACACTTAATAAATGTTTTGCGGCCTCACAATAACCACAAAATTGTCCAGTAATCATTACTACTTTCATTAAAATAATTTTCCCAATAATCGTAAACCCCAAAGAGCCATAGTTACAGCTATTATACCACCAATACCCATATCTAAAAAGGCCAGTATCGAAACACCAATCCACAATATATAAAATGCATATGTTTTCCAGTTCCAGATTATATAAAAAGCACCTTCCCAAGATAACATCTTCTTAGGTCTTTCTGGTCCAAAATCTAATTTAGGTTCTTTTGAGTCCATTATCCCTCACACGCCAAACAAGTATCTTCTTGTGTTAATTCTTCTGTATTAATCTCTTTAATAATTTCTCTTTCAATTCTTCGTGAAACTCTATCTGCTCGTCCTATCTTTTCTGAACGACAATAATACATTGTCTTTAATCCATGTTTCCATGCNAGATAATGTATAGCGTGTAGATAACGAATATTNGCATCTGGTCTAAAAAATACATTTAATGATTGTGCTTGGTCGATAAACTTTTGTCTATCTACTGCGTGTTCAATTACCCAACGTTGGTCAATCTCCATTGATGTTTTGAATACACTTTTCTCCCAATCAGTCAATAACGCTAGATGTTGTACTGAACCATCATTTGCAATAATAGAAGACCAAGTCTTTTCTAAATCTTTTCCTTCTTTCTCACATTTTTTTGCTAATAATTCATTTAAGAATTTATTTTTCAATAAGTATGAACCACTTAATGTGTCTTGTCTATATGCATTTGCTCTATAAGGTTCTATTGATGGTGATGTATTTCCCATTATAATAGATGATGATGCATTAGGTGCAACAGCCATTACGTGTGAACATCTTAATCCTGTTCCCTCTGCATCAGGTGCCTCTCCTCTTTCTCTACCAAGCTGTTTGTTAGCTTTACGTAACATTGCATTGATATGTTTAAATATGTTTATATTCATTCCCTTTGCTTGTGCAG